CATTGTATTGTGCGACTGGTGTAGGATTAGATATACTTTTTGCCATTCAGATCCTTGTGATTTGTGAATTGTAAGAGTGTATGCTAGGAGCAGGGAGTTTATTTCCGCTGCTGTTTTTACTTCTATTTCTCTCTCACTGTCTGCTAGTGTAATGGTAAGAATATGACTTGCTTCTCGCACTCTGTCCTCAACATCGGATGCAAGAGATTCTAACATTGTATCTATTTCATCTTCAGTCTGTTCTGAATCTCCTGATAGTTCAAATGCAGATTCTTCTGCAGATTCATCTAGATGTCCCCAGTAATTAAGTAATGATGATGGAGATTGCGGCCACTTACCTGCATAAGTAGGATTGCGGCGAATATCAGTAATTACTGCATCCTCTTTCTCATATAGGATCTTTTCGCCAATTGAGAAGTAGTGCTTATTGTATCCTGCAATCACTTCGTAAGTGGTTTTTCCCAGTTTCCGCGCGATGTGATTTGCAATGTGTTTATTCAATTCATCAGTACCACAACTCTTGTTGAATGGTACAAGTATCATATCTGTTTCAGGTGAATAATGTCCTGCATCATATGCTTGTTTAAAGAATGCAGCAGTTGTAAGTAGTGCAGAGTCTGGGGATATTTTCTTTTTCCAAGGATGTAGTTTAAGTTCTCCTTTTACTTCGAGAGATTGGAACTCGGATACCGGTATTGGAACACCGGATAGAATGCGATGTGCTAATCGGATTATGGGAGATTCTAATGCTTGGCGATATACTTGTGTTAATTCTATTGTTGGCAGGCTTAACATCTTAAAACCTAGGATTGCAGATCCAAATACTGGCGGTAACTGTTGTATGTCACCCAAGAAAATGAATTGCACACTTGCACGAATGTCAGGATCAATTGCTACCCATATTTGATGGAATAGATCCACTGATACCATAGACGATTCGTCAATAATGATTGTGCGAATTGATTGTGGCAGGTAATTGGTAGAACAACGGGACGGTTCGAATCGCATTGTTTTGCGATATTCACCTGCTACTTCATCAAATACTTCATAGAATACTGGTTGATATTCTAGCAGTTTATGAATTGTAATACAGTTATCTTGTAATTCAGAAGGCATTGCCTTTTTGAGATTCATTACAGCACGACGTGTGTAGGATACTGCTACAATTGCAGGTGTTTGAGATGGTAAGTGTTTGTGACAATCTGAGATTGGTGGGATGTATTTTGTACGTAATAGTTCTGAGATTGCACCACGAGTAGATGTAGTCTTACCTGTACCAGCCGCTCCAATTAGAATGCAGGATTTGCCGCCTAGTACAGTAGTTATAAACTGCCATTGTTGGGCGTTGTATTCAATTGCTTCTCCATTCTTACCGATACCAGTATGCACATTGGCAGTATTTCCTATCTCAGAGATTGACTGAGCAATGGCAGTCTCAGTTTGTTTATGATGTTCGTCCCCCCTCACTTCGTTCGGTTTGAAGGTATTTGCTGCATGTTTCGCTTTTGCTGCTGCTAGTAATTCAGATAGTTTCGACATTTTGTATTACTCCACAATTGAAATTAAAACAACTGGATCATTCATTAGACCACTACGGAATGATAGTTTATATTGCTCATCTGGATTGGCAAGAATATATCCACGTGTAAGACCATCATAGTATTGTACAATGAATGCTACACCATGACGTTCTATCATTCCTGCTTGGATTTGTTGTATTATGTAGGAGCCACTCCAATAGTGCAGTTTATACAGTGGAAAGTATTTCTGTACAATCGGAGTAGGAATTGAGAGTACATTGTATGAGAGGAATTTAATTCCTGATCGAAGTACAACTTCATCTGCAAAGCTGTAAGGAATTGGAATTAATGGTATTTGTTTTGTTGTTTCAATTGGATAGTTCATTTTGTTTCTCCTACAACAGATTGTGACTGCGAAATTGCCCAGTTCATCTTGGCTTTTAAGAATGCGAATTCATTAGGATATTGCATTCTGTTTGGTTCAGATACTGGTGCATTGTCAATTAAGAGTTGTAGATTACTTGCACCAACATCACTGTCATTAGAAAGTATTGAGAATTGTGTGCTACCGATTGAAAAGAATCCATCTATTGTCTGTAATCCCTCTCTGAGGGTATTGAATAATTGGTATGAAAAGATTGAGCCAAGATCAATGTATTCCTCACAATGTTCCAGTAATTCATACAAATCATTACGTGGTATTTGAATTACTTCAGTGGCAGTGTAACATGCTTGGATAATAGACTGCCAATACTCTGATATTGACATTGTATTTCCATTTATATTGCATTGTGAAGTAGGAAACTCACCTGCAATACTTGCCCAGTTTGCAAGTAGGTGGGAATATCTTTCTGGTCTTATTGCAGGATTTTTGATTAGACGTTCTAATGCAGCCTCACGTTTCTGCAATTTACTCTTAACATTTTGATCTTTCAATCCGGTACAATAATCTGCATAAGCATCGTTCCACAATGCAATCCAATGTTTTGTGTTTGAGAGATTGCGAGTGTCAGGAGTGATTACAAATCGCGGCAATACAAATTGGAGATTGCGAATTGAGACAATGCGACCAATGCAATCATACAATGATTCCATGTTTTGTGAGATAATAGAATCTGTGTGTGCATGTCGAATTGCTGCTGTTCTGAATTCCACTAGTTCAGTACTTTGCAAGAGTGACAAGTAGAGCAAATAGGAATCAACACTATCTAATTCACCTGCTTGCCATTTTGGTAGGAATTTCCACAATCTTTTCAATGGAACATAGAAGATTGGATGTGATAGTTCATTTTGTGTCAGTGAAATAGGGAAATGAGATACATTGAATTCTATGCCGCTATGGGCACACAATACTTTTGCCATTTTGTATTACTCCTTAGTTATAGATTCGTAATATGATACAATGTAATACCTAGACTTCCCAGAAATACTTATCTTTATTTCTTTCTTTCTTTACATTCTTAAGGAAGAAATAGTAATTCTCTACTTTTGTAAATACATTCATGAATAGTTTATACTTTGCTCCTTTCGCTGATTGAATACGTTGTTGCGACATTTCATTTATAATTGCAATGTCAGACTTGAATAATCTCTTTGATTCTGTACTCATTTGTAAGTCTAATTCAATCTCTAATTCATCAATCCTTTGCAAGTATTCACTAAGTTGTGTCATGTAGTGATATAATATTGATTGTTTGTTCATTTTGTATTTCCTTTCATTTGTTTTGATTAATTGAAACTACTGTAAAAAAGGATGACTTAGGCTATTGACCCGGTATCCTGTTAGCCTAACGCATCTTACCCTACCCCTTCCCCCTTGTCAATACCCTTGTCTATTATATAACAATGTATGCACACTACTCTGGGAGTTATAAGGTATGGTCATAGTACTTAGCACAACTATACCCCTTTTTAAAATTACAAATATAATATAATACCCTACTATATAAGAATGTATATACACTATATGAAACTAATAGGCGACTGCCGGTGAAAGGGGGATAGAGGGAGTAGTCAGATCGATTAGGCTTTTGGGTTAATAGGATTGTAGCCTAAATACTTTTTATTGCTGTTAGTTATAGATCCCATAATACACCATGCTATTGTTAGAGAAGTACATTCTACGATAAGTTTTATGGTATCGACAGACATGGAAAAGGGGCCGAAGCCCCTAGAATTCCACTATGTGAAACAGACTGTCACAATGTCACAATGTCACAATGTCACAATGCGGCGAGAATCACCGTTGCCTCAGTGACTTCATTCAATCTTCTTACCACTTCGATCGCTGTAACACTTTCATGGTCCGCCGGTACGAAGTCTAATGCACGCAACAGTCCGGCTTTCACTTCCGCTTTCATACTTGGGTTACGACCAGCTAATATCTGAAAGCTCTCAAGGTAATTGCCCACAAGTTTATTCACTACTGCGGGAGTTGCAGTCGGCATCTTAGCAACTATTGCATCGGTCAGTGGAGCACACAACACGCTATCAAACCATACTTTAATACTCTCTTTGCTGAATCGTTGGACACTATTCTCAGTTTCCATAAGACCCAAGATACTCTCAGCATCAATATGGTTGTCATACACTGAGAGATGTCCAGCGGCGATCCGATTCCGTACCAATTCATCCTGTAGTTTCTCCACTGCGTTACAGAACCACTCTTTTCCAGCATCTTTCATCAGCAACTGTTGCACTACATTAGCCGATACTGCCGGCAATATTGCCGCTTGCGATTCCATTGTGCGGGAACCAATCATTCCTTTCTTGGCAATGATTCGGCACAGTCTGTCATTTGCGCCGAGTTCCAGCTTCGATAGTTTCTTGAGAGTTTCAATTGTGTATGTCATGATATATAGTTTCCTATTAGAAGTTAAATTCATTATTACGATGCATAGCTTCAAGTATTGCGGCCAGTCTTAATTCTGCATTAAACACTCCCATCATGCCACCGTCCGTACTCATTGAAAACGGCAGCCATTTTTCATTGCGTTTTCTATTATCAATTAGTGACTGCGCCTTCCGTACGAAATAACTTGAGGGGTCACGATTGGCTATTCTACAAATTAACGCATCACGTCTTATAAGCGGCGACCATTCAAAAGTAAATACATCAACAGGAACCATAATAGTAATTTTATTGGACATAATATATCTCCGATTAAATAGAATCAATTAGAAGAGAAAACAGAAAACAAACAAAATAACTATGCTGCAATGCACCAATACCACTTTCCCGATTCTCGGAATTGAGAATCCTACTTCTCGGAATTGAGAAGAAAACAAGGGGAAATCGGCAGATAATGGTAGCAGAGAGCATAGCACTAGAATAGAAGCAATACTCATGCCAGCGCTCACACTACATGAGAATAGTTCTCATTCTTCCCCGCTACCATGATCTAGTATATCCAGCATAATTGATACATTCGAGCATCCGTATATAAGTATATTCGAATATAAGCAGACTGAGGGGGTACGAGGCCTTTTTGATATTTGTGCGCGTCCTCCTCCTATGCGGCTCCGAAAATCTCACTAAACTTTTTCAAATCGCTTAACCCCCTTGCAGTAGTTTCGTCACCTCTGTTACCATCTCATTATTGACTGAAGGAGAAACCATCATGGCGGCCATACCCAATTCCACAGAAGAGCGCGCGCTGACACTGCTAGGATCTGGCATAGCTCCGGAAACGGTAGCAGCATCGCTAGGTGTCTCCGCTTCTCGCATTTCCCAGCTTCTCAGTGATGATGAATTTGCATCCAAAGTTGCTACATTACGGTATGAGGCGCTTGCGAAACATAACACAAGAGATTCATCCTATGATTCACTCGAAGATGAACTCATTGAAAAGATGCGCGACTGTATTCCACTAATGCACCGCCCCATGGAAATACTAAAAGCAATATCGGTAATCAATGCAGCCAAGCGGCGCGGTTCCAGTACGCCAGATTCAATCATTGAAAAACAATCTATTGTACAACTTACTGTACCCATTCAAATCATTAACAAATTCCAGACTAACTTACAAGGCCAAGTTACATCTATTGGCGATACATCATTAGTAACCATTCAATCCGGCTCATTAGACTCACTAATTAAGGAGAAGCGAAATGCTATTGCCATCCCACAAGGAAGTGCAAGCCATGCTTGACGCTGTTCAGAAAGCAGCGGAAAAGAAGCAGCGACTGCTAGAGGCAAACCGGCGCGCGGCGCGGTCGCTACTAGAATCTATCTCAACCGTTTCATACGTGGTAGTTAAGAAGAATGAGTCTACTGAGTAGGTTAGGATTCACTTCTGATACACCAGCCGAAGGCGGCCTTCATGCCAGCACTGGGGAAGATGCGCCTGTAGAATCCACATCCAGTACGACTGAAGCATCCTTCAACGCGCAGGAAGTAGTAGATCTCTCGCGCACATCCCTAGATTTCCTAGCGGCGGTCGCAATCCCCACAGTATATGCATATCCATATCCTCCAGTATTCCTAGCAGTGTGGGACTGGCTCCGTGGCTACATCTCCAAAACTCGCGATTTCTCCCAACTAGCTCTCGGCCTACCTCGTGGATTTGGCAAGACAGCACTAATGAAACTATTCATTCTGTACTGTATTCTATTCACTGATCGCCGATTTATCCTAATTATTTGCGAGAACACACAGAAAGCAGTGAATATTCTCTCCGATATTATGGACATGCTAAATGAAGAAAATATTAAGAAAACTTTCGGAGATTGGAAACTCGGCGTTGAAACTGACAGACAGGATCTCAAGAAATTTGGTTTTCGAGGCCGTAACATTATCCTACTCGCTGTCGGTGCTGATTCTGGCATACGCGGTATTACACTGAAAAATGAGCGGCCAGATGTAATGTTATTTGACGACATCCAATCGCGCGAATGTGCTGACTCGCAAGTACAGTCGGAAGCACTAGAGCGTTGGATGGTCGGTACTGCGATGAAAGCAAAATCGCCGCGCGGTTGCCTATTCCTATTTACAGCGAATATGTATCCAACTAAATGGTCAATCCTACGCAAACTCAAATCTAATCCGAATTGGATCAAGTTCATTGCTGGCGGCATCCTTGCATCTGGCGAATCCCTGTGGGAAGATCTGCAACCAATTTCACAACTAATGAAAGAGTATGAAAATGATCTATCAATGGGAAGGCCAGAAATTTTCTACGCAGAAGTACTTAACGATGAAACAGCGTCCTCGAATAATCTTATCGATCTATCAAAGCTTCCTGACCTTCCCTTTGAGGATGGTGATATCCCAGCTGGAAATTTCATCATTATTGATCCATCATCTGGCAAAATCAATTCCGATGCCGTGGCAATTGGATACTTCGAAGTCTACAATGGATATCCCGTCCTGCGAGAACTTGTCAATGAGCGCCTCAGCCCAGGTGATACAATTCAATCGGCGCTGTTGCTCGCGCTAAAACACAACTGTCGCCTCATTTGTGCAGAATCAGTCGCGTATCAATCCACTCTAAATTATTGGTTCCGATTCATCTGTGAGCAGCGCGGGATTTATGGCATTGAACATGTAGAACTATATCCCGGCGGATACTCTAAAAACTCCCGCATCCTCAATATGTTCAAGATGCTAATGGCAGGTGAGGTATTCATTGACCCCGCTGTCCGTAGTGAGGTGTTTTTACAGATAATGCAGTTTAATCCATTGCGCCGCGACAATACTGATGACATTCTTGATTTACTAGCTTACGCTCCGAAAGTGCTTGAAATGTACGGTGAGTATGTAGTGTCAATGAATGTAATAATCAATGATATGAATACATCTATCGAAATCCTACCTGCAGGAGCGAATTGTGCCTTCTAGCCAATACAATTACAGAGAACCTGCGTGGGTTCAGAATTTCCTTACAGCTGACCGTGAAAAGAAACTACGGACAAAAGACAGAGATGCGTTCTCTGCCATGCGTTCCGCGGTCAGACTCTCTCCAAGAGAATTAGAAGAGATACTCGGCCAAGAGGTATCAGTACAGAATCGCACTGATCTTGTAAATGCATTCACAGATTCGCGAGATCCTGAGATTATTAGTATCCTAGGAGAAGAGCTTGAGAAGATTAGACAGTTGCGCTCCGCCGTGAAAGAGAAAACAATAGAAGCAAAACAAGAAACGATGCCAGCTCTTGGCGACATCCACGATATTCTCCAAGCTGTATTTAAGTATTAAACTGCGAGGTACAAAATGGCACAACCAAACACACCGATGCTTCTTTCCAAGAAATCCCAAGAAGCATTACTGCAATACCATCATCAATGTTACGATCTCCAAGCGCGCAATTGGAATCTCCGTGAGCAGATGCGGAAAATTGACCTCGCTTATATTCGTGAAAATGATTTCACATCTGAGCAATGGAAGGCGCGCCGGGCCAATCGCTACGGTGATCCCACAAAGTTCCAGAATATTACAGTCCCAGTTGTGATGCCAATGGTTGAGGCCGCTGTCACATACCAGTCATCAGTATTCCTTACTGGACATCCCATATTCGGAGTTGTGTCAAATCCAATGAATATGGATGCAGCAATGCAAATGGAGACTGTAATCGAAGAGCAATCCATTCGCGGCGGCTGGGTGCGGGAACTAATGATGTTCTTCCGTGATGGATTTAAATACAATCTCTGCGCACTAGAAGTTAACTGGGATCGTACAGTTACAGCTGCACTGGAAACTGATCTTGCGTTCTCAATCTCACAGGCGCGGCCGAAAGAAGTAATCTGGGAAGGTAATTGCATTAAGCGTAGAGATCCATATAATGTAATTATGGACACGCGCGTCGCACCGGCAGAAATCTACTGGAAAGGTGAATTCGCTGGATATACTGAGGTATTCTCCCGCATTCAGTTGAAATCATTCATCGCCAGTCTACCAGATAAAATGGTAGATAACATCGTTCCCGCATTTGAATCTGGCCTTGGATTCACAGGACTCAGTACATTTGCGGCCGACGGCGGATTCTTCATCCCGCAAATCAATCCAGATGCACTACTCGATCGTGATCCTAGGACTACCACTAACTGGATGGCGTGGGCAGGAATCGCGGCGGCTGACAACAAGATCAAATACAAGGACATGTATGAGATTACCACAATCTACGCAAAGATCCTTCCGTCTGATTTCGGAATGAAAGTACCTGCACAGAATACACCGCAAGTATGGAAATTCATCTTTGTTAATCATTCCGTTCTGATCTATGCTGAGCGCCAGACGAATGCACACGGCTACATTCCGATGCTATTCGGGCAGCCCAATGAGGATGGACTAGATTACCAGACTAAATCTCTCGCAACCAATGTCGCCCCGATTCAGGATATCACATCCGCATTGTGGAATTCTGTCATTGCGGCGCGTCGTCGTGCTATCTCAGATCGCGGCATCTATGATCCATCGCGCATTGCAGAGCATCATATTAACAATGAGAATCCGGCGGCTAAGATTCCAGTGCGCCCGGCCGCTTATGGGAAACCAGTAAACGAAGCCTATTATCCTATCCCATTCCGCGACGATCAATCCGGAATAATGATGCAGGAATCGCAGCAACTGATGCAATTTGCCAATGTGATTACCGGTCAGAATCCTGTGCGCCAGGGCCAGTTTGTCAAAGGCAATAAAACACTTCACGAATTCCAGAGTGTAATGTCCAATGCTAATGGCCGCGATCAGCTCACATCAATGCTACTGGAAGCACAGATCTTCACACCGCTAAAAGAGATCCTTAAAATCAACATCCTCCAGTATCAAGGTGGAGTATCTCTATTCAATCGTGACACGCAACAGGTTGTAAACATTGATCCGATTGCGCTGCGTAAAGCTGTGATGGATTTCAAAGTATCTGATGGCCTCACCCCTTCAGATAAACTAGTGAATTCTGACACTCTGCAAGTAGCAATGCAGGTAATTGGCTCCAGTCCGCAAATCGCCGCAGGTTATAATCTCTCTCCAATGTTCTCATACTTTATGAAAACGCAGGGTGCGAGAATTCAAGAATTCGAGAAATCACCTGAGCAACTTGCATATGAACAAGCAATGTCCCAATGGCAGCAAGTTGCAGCGATGGTTGCTGAATCTCTCAAGAAGATGGATGATCCTAAGCAGATACAGGAAGCTATGAAATCCATCCCGCCGCAACCGCAACCGCAACAATTCGGATACAATCCGCAGCAGCAAGGAGCGGCGCAACAATCGCAACAACCAGTTGAGCAAGCTACACGGATTAATAATATCACCAACAACATTACAAATACTGGAGAATAGGCATGGCACATCCAATTCCGAATACATTCTCCTCATACAATCTGACTGAGCAGGAATTGAAACTAGGAGCCCAGCTCAGCTCTCTGAATGTAGCAGTGATTCAAAACCTTCGATCAACAATAGCAGAGGAGAAATTAAATCTAGTATTCACACCGAATGATGTACTTTCTTATACACAACAAGAAGCCTACCTAAAAGGGCAACTTGACATCCTGCAGCATCTCCTCACATCCAATGAGGACTCACAACAGTTTCACACCATTAACACACAACAGGAGTAATACAAAATGTCTGGAATCATGTCTATGTTCTCAAATATGCTTGGTGGAAGTTCTGCTCCTGCGGCCCCGGCCGGTAATCAAGCACCTGCATCGCAGCCGGGAAATATCCCAGCAACTGCACCTAATACTGGAACTGCATCTGCTGGAACTGCCCCGAATGGCGCCACTCCCGGTAATCAGGATTCTAATCCGAAGCCAGAAGTGACTCCCCTCGATCAGTTTAATGATCTTTGGAATACTGCACCAGCTGATCCAAATGCTCCGAAACCAGCAGGCATATTCGGAAACGTAGATCCTAAGAAATTCATGGAAGCCGCAGGTAAGATTGATTTTACCAAAGTGGTCACTCCAGAACAGTTACAAGCAATCTCAGCTGGCGGCGAAAATGCGATGGGCGCATTCGCTGCGGCGCTAAACTCAGTAGCACAAACTACATACGCACAATCGGCTTTTGCTTCCACGAAAATCGTAGAGCAAGCAATGGCGCGTGCAAAAGACAGTTTCTACGCTGACCTCCCACAGCACATCAAAAAGCAAACTGTCTCTGAGAATCTCCGGGCCGATAACCCAGTCTTTTCCAATCCTGCAGTGCAACCTATTATCTCTGCGCTTGAAGCTCAGCTAACTGTTAAGTATCCGCAAGCATCTGCTGGCGAGATTACGACGATGGCTAAGACTTACGTAGAAGCCCTTGGAACCTCTTTCTCTCCCAAGCCCGCCGCAGGAACTACTGCTAATGGCAAACCGGGAAGTAAGCAGGAAGAAGATTGGAGTTCGTTTTTCTCGTAATACCTTCCCACAATTCTCTAAAAGGAAATAACTATGTTTACTCGTGCTTGTGTTAAAGATGACAGTATGGAGCGTCAGGCCCGTGCCGGCGACGGTTGGCTTGCTAATCCTGTAATTACTACGAATGCCGCATCTGGTAATCAGTCGATTACTATTGCCATGATCGCCGGCGGTGCTGGTGTATTTACTGGCGCGGCTGGCGGCGTGCAATATACCATCCCAGCTGCTGCTGATATCATCGCTGCCTTCCCGCAGATGGATATTGGCGATTCTCTTACATTCACAATTACCAACACCGCCGCTCAAGTTGCCACGTTGAATACCGCTGCTACCGGTGTGACGTATGCAGGTTTCACTACTGCCAATGCGCAAACCCGTACCGGTATCATCACCAAGACGGCATCCACTACCGTTACTTGTACTTGGATCTAATAGAAAAGGAAAATAGAAATGGCTACTTTTACCGGAATGTTTAATACCAGTGATTTCACTACGGATCTCGCTAAGAAATCGTTTAGTGGGATGATTACGCGCCTGATGCCTAATGGCACTGCGCCCCTGTTTGGTCTGACTTCGATGCTGTCGTCGGAAACTGCTGTTGCCGTTGAGCATGGTTATTTCAGCAAAACGATGCTGTTCCCGTCGTTGAATCTGGATGCCGCAGTTGCCAATGGCACTGACACTGTGTTCACCGTTGCTTCTACTGCCAATGTACTTCCCGGCATGATTATGCGTGTGAATACGACTGGTGAGAATGTTATCATCAATCAGGTGATTTCTTCTACTACTGTTAGCGTAACTCGCGGTGTTGGCGTTACTGCCGCTGCTGCCATTGCTGACAATGTCGATCTGTATCAAGTTGGTAATGCTTTCGAAGAAGGTTCTGATCGCCCCACGGCGCTGAACATTACTCCGACTCGCATCACGAACTACACGCAGATCTTCCGCAATACGTGGGCACTTACTGACACTGCGCGCGCCACGCAAGTTATCGCAGGCGAAACGACTGTGGCAGAATCGAAGCAAGACTGCGCCGCTTTCCACGCAGCTGATATTGAGAAGGCTCTGTTCTTCGGTCAGAAATCTACTGGCACTCGCAACGGCAAACCGTTCCGCACGATGGATGGTCTCATTTCTATCGTCGAGCAATACACCGCTCAGGACAATGTACACACCGCTGCCGCTACCACGAACTACACGCAGTTGGAAACCCTGTTGGATCCGGTGTTCAATCAAGCCACTGATCCTAAGGTTGCCAATGAGCGCGTTCTTTTCGTTGGTGGTTCCGCTAAGCGTGTTCTTAACAACATCGGCCGCCTGAATGGTACGTATCAGATGGTTGATGGCCAGACTTCGTGGGGCTTGCAGTTCTCCACGTTCAAAACTGCCCGCGGTACTTTCCGTGTTATTGAGCATCCGCTGTTCAATACTAACACTGATTGGGGCAAGATGGCTGTTGGTGTGGATCTCTCCACATTCAATGTTGCTTATCTTGGCGATCGTAAGACTCGCAGCGAAGAAGAGTTCGGCGAAGGTGTTGATGCAATTGGCGGCTCGCTGACGACTGAAATGACTTGCTTGGTCAAGAATCCTCCGGCCAACGTAATCATCTACGGTCTTACTGCTGCCGCTGCGGGCTAAGATCATGGCTATCGTACAGGTAAATCCAGTCGGACTTACTTCTTCCGATGAAGGATTCATTACTGCCATGACGATTGTGACTGCTGGTGCTCCGGCAGTTATGTCCACCACACAGCTTGGAACTCTCGGAACCATTACGATTTCTGCGCTCGCAGCTACGCAAGTAGTTCAAGATCCGCAGCAATTCAAACTGGTTTCTGGCTAAGTACCGTGCAATCCCCCGAAGGTTTGCTAGTTCTCCTGTGACCTCTCCTCCCACTAAAAACTAGCACTTCTCTCATCTCTCCACAACCAAGGAATATACTACCATGTCAGACTCTACTGTTAAGAAATACAATCAGTACTTCTCTTCGCGCCCGCGCATCTCTATTACCATGACAGATGGGCGCCGCATTGCATTCGTAGGCGGCCAGTATGTAACTGACAATGCCGACGAAATTGCATTTCTAGACGAGCAGATTCGCGCAAAACACCAGATGATTTTTGTCAAGCCAGATCATCTGCAAGTAACACAAGAACAACTAGATCCTCTTGCTTCTGTGAAGAAGAAAGCAGTAGAAGAGTACTTGAAACAACAGGCAGAGCAGCAAGATCCTACGCGCAACTTCGGTAAGACGACGCAGGATATGGTAATGCAGACTTCGCAATCTATCGCGACAATTAGCGCCGGCTCCAAGTCTGGCAAGTAACTCGTACACGGGGACACAGTAAATGGCCACCTTTTCAGAACTAGTATCTGATGTATACATCCTTACCAATCGTCCTGATCTGGTGGCCGAAACTGCTATGGCTGTTAAAGCCGCCACACTCAAGGCGCATCAGTCAGATTTTTATCCCAAAGATATTTACGAAGTAGGAATCAATTGGCCTACTCCTGAGTACATCCAATCACTGGATTATCGTGCACTCGTGCCGCGCTGGCGTGCATTCAAATATCTCCGTAAGTATACGTCAGGCGCTCCGGCCGATTTCATCAAACTCCTGACTCCTGAGCAGACTCTTGACAGATATTCTATTAACAAAGAGGACATCTGCTACCTTGCTGGAGAGATGCTGGAAATCCGCTCCTCCACAGAAGATGATTACATGATCCTATCCTGCTACGTAAATCCAATACTAGATGAATCAACCTACACATCTTGGATTGCACTGGATCATCCATACGCTATTGTCTATGAAGCTGCTAGAACAATATTCAAGACTACTGGATGGGATGAACAGGCGGCCGCAATACGGCAGGAAGTCATGGAACAATACCAAATTCTTAAACAAGAAGTTACTGCTTACGGAGAATAGAATACAATGGCCAATCCTAATATCTGGTCGCCGGGCGCGGCCATAGATGCAGATTCAAGCGTAAGATTCCAAGCATTTACGGCAACTGCATCTCAGACTCTCTTTACAATTCCCAACAATTCATTCTCGTACGCTATTGGGACTTCGTCTTTGATGGTATTTGTTTCCGGTGTGGCGCAGCGGCCAGGAACTGACTTCTTCGAGACATCCTCTACATCCTTTACACTTGCGACTCCAGTAGCAGAAGGTACTATTGTACTTGCGATGGCAATGGTGGAAGTCAGCGCCGTATTGAATCAGACTGCTGTAGTAACTGATTACTATGTGGCAGTCGGCGGCGAGACAGTTCTGACAATTAACAACTTTACCTACGAGCAAGGCGGAAATCACCTGCATGTATTTCGTAATGGGCTACATCAGGAATTGGATTATGACTACACTGAGACTACAACTAATTCTATTACACTGACAACTGCGGCCGATCCGGATGACAGATTTATTCTTGTATCTAATCTGTTCGTAAGTGATGACGAGGCGGCATCTTTGCGCGCGGATCTTATATCTACTGCCGGGAGTTCGCTGGTAGCTTACAGTCAGGGCGCGGCTGGAGCAGTTGCTACCACTGTTCAGGCAAAGCTGAGAGAGTCTGTCAGTGTTAAGGATTTTGGGGCAGTAGGGGATGGAACAACTGATGACACTACTGCAATACAGGCTGCTATTGATGCCATTGCTTCAGGTGGGGAATTGGTTTTCCCTCCGGGCACATACAAAATAACTTCAGTGATATCCAAGACATTTGCGAACAATGTAAGGATTCGTATTCACGGGTACGGGGCGAAGATAGACGGAACGGCTGTTACTGGAACAGTGGCCGGGGATACTTTCCTGATCTCTTTAGGCGGGGCGACAGCGGAAACCCAAACGCTAGGGGCTACGGTTACAGAGGGGGCGGTGTCATTGACAACCGGCAGTGCCTTGTCAGCTAATCCGGGGGATATTTTGCGGATCACATCAACAGATTTGTGGAACCCGACACGTGCTTATTATTACAAGGGGGAAATGGCGCAAGTTCGTAGTATTTCAGGTACTACAGTTAATCTCAGCAATGCAATTTATGATGGCTACACTAATTCAACCACATCAGTTTTGCGGCTAGATACTCCAACCATTGAAATTGAGGGGTTGGAGATTGAAATGGATGCCAATCAGACTGCGTTACGATTGTCTGGCGTTCGCAATCCGATTGTGCGAGGGTTGAAAGTACATGGCGCACGGTATACAGGGATTCTTTTGTACTACTGCTGGGGTGGTGCTGTAGAAAACTGCGATGTGTATGACTCGTGGTATACCGGGACAGGGGCGTCTTATTGTGTTCTCGTAGCATCTTGTCAAAACACTTTAGTGCATGGCAATGTGTTATCTGAAGCGAGGCATTCAATTGCTGGAGGGGGTCAAGAACCAGCCAGAAATATTACATATTCCAACAATGTTTGTACTATCCATCCATTGGATACTGTGACTAATGCCATTGACTTGCATGGAAACATGGAATATTGCAATATTTTGAACAATGTTGCTGATGGTGGAATCACCATATCGGGAATTAATTGTGTAATAAAAAACAACTTTATCACTGAGTCACGCGCCGTTACTCAGGCGGTCTTGCTATTCCAAGAAATGAATAGCGATTTTTACGAGATTAGTGGCAACACAATTATTGCGTCAAACACTGCCACTTATGGTATTTGGGTGACTCCAACAGAAGACAATCTTGCAATCAAAAATCTAATTGTTCAAGGTAATAACATTACAACAAAAAGCCGTTGCCTTAGTGTTCAGCCAAGAAACTCCGGTGTTACTGGTTGCGCTATCAATAGGCTGGCTGTTCAAAATAACACGATGATAACCACTAGCAATTCTCACTCCCCTATCGTCCTAATAAAAACAGGCGCAGCGGATTTGACTATGGGGTTGTTAGATATGGCAAACAACCTCTTAAGATCAGAGGCATATGACCCATTTTACAATAACCTATCAATCACCAATATAGTATCTGTTGGTGATAAATATCAATGGAACCGAAATGGTGGTACGGCTAATTTTGGAGGTACTGGAACCTCTGTGAGCCTCACTTCACCGTATTTTTATGGCAACTTACTAGGGGCGGGGAACGGTGATGTTCAATTTTCAAATACGGGGGTTGCTAAAGTAATAAATCCGATTTACATCAATATTACTCGTAAAGCTAACCTTTCGGGACCACCGTCTATTTATATAGAACAGGGTAACGAGAACACCAGTCCTAGTATTTTGAATAGTAGCAACATTCGGGTAGTGACTACGTTTAGTGATGCTGCCACAGCAATTGCACACATGACTGCTGCACCATCGACAGGCACATGGGGGCGTGGTGACATTGTTTGGAACTCTACACCATCTGCGGCAGGAACCCCCGGATGGGTTTGTACAGCAGCAGGGACTCCGGGGACGTGGAAGGCAATGGCAGTGGTTGCCGCGTAATGACCTACCCTCTAACATTCTACGTCGATAGCCTCCCTGATGGATTTGCAGGGATGGCTAATGGACCAGTAATCCGCATCCTTAAATCTCACAAGGATGATGTAGGTCTATACCAACACGAACTAGAGCATGTAAAGCAGTGGTTCAGGACATTGGGTATTCACCCAATCCTCTACTTCTTTTCAGATACCTACAAGCTCTGGTCTGAGGTACGGGCATACAAGAAGCAAGCAGCTTGTTATCCTGATGATCGTAAGCCTAGATTTGCCAGATTCATTGCTACAAAATATAACCTTTCAATTACAGAAGCAGATGCTTTGGAGAAATTGCGATGACCGAACACACCCAAGAACTTATCCCCGGCCTACTGGCCATTATCGGATTCTTCGCGGTGTATACCCTCAACGGTATCAAGTCAGAGATCAAGGAGGTGAAAACCTCACTCCAGTCGCTGGAAGCAGATCTGCGAGAAGGCGTCACATCCCTTGATCGGCGGGTATCGGTCATCGAGGCTCGGTGTCAGATCAAGCATAATGAGTAATTGGTAATAAGTAATACCTTAATAAAATATCCGATAGATAAGGAGTAACAAAATGGCATTGACTAAAGTAACTGACAAGCAAGTAACTTATAAGCAGGGTGGTACTGGTAGTGTAGTGGTGAGTCATGGGTCTGTACTGTTGCAGGAACCCCCGGCACATGGGTGTCTGAAGGCAACTTGTAGATGACCTATCCATTAACCTTCTACATCAATAATCCACCTACCAGCAAAACACCATGACACCACGTTGCTTTACACGATTACAGGAAGTACATCCAGATCTACAGAAGGTAATACTTCATGCAGATTCTCTGTACTCTGGTAGTTTCATTGTGACTGAGGGTAAAAGGACTAAGGCTAGACAACAGTATCTATTCGATACTAAGAAGTCTAAAACCATGAGATCTAGACATGTACCAGAATCTAATGCCTGTAAGCTTCCTTGTGCAGTAGATCTAGCAGTAATGAATGGTACTGATGTGACTTGGGAATTTAAGAAGTATAAGGAACTTGCTGCAGTGGTAAAACAAGCTGCTCAGGCTGTAGGAGTTCCTATTGAATGGGGCGGCGACTGGAAGACATTTCTCGATGGCCCGCATTTTCAACTACCTTGGAAGGAGTACCCATAATGTTTGATCCTCTCTCACTACTTGCAATCTTTGGGCCGCTTGTTGTCGATGCTGGCAAGTCAGTAATTCAGAAGTACCTAGCTCCTGATGAATTCAAGCCTACTAAGATAGAAGATTATCTCTCAATGAGAAGTCAAGACTTAGAGATGTTCAAAGCTATGAATGAGGCAGGAGGTAGCAATTCATCATACCCGTGGGTGGAAGCGGTAGTAAGGCTTATGCGTCCCGCGATTGCAATAGCAGTAATTGGCACATGGGCCACACTGAAACTGCAAGGTGTTGAGACTTCCAGCGTAGATTCATTCGCGGCTGCTATTGGATTCTACCTATTCGGCGATCGTACACTGTTCCACTCACAAAGGAAACCGAAATGACTGCACAAACAACTGTAAAAGATCCACTAATATCTCTCTCGACTGGCAGGACTCTCATATCTAAGCTGGGCGATATTGTATCCGCTGCCGATTACGGTGCTACTACTGCAGGTACGGCGGCCGCAAATACCACTGCAATCAACACCGCCATTGCCGCCTGTGCCACTGGATTCATACTCATTCCTCCGGGAGTTGCCTACACTGAATCCTCTCTAGTGATGGAGGATGATGTTACACTGATTATCTTTGGCAGTAATGCAACAGTTACATTCCTCTCCAAGAGTCAGGGAGATTCTCCTACGAACAAGGGAGGAATTGTAATTAAGTCGCAGAATGATACTGGTGTGCTATTGAAAGCAACAGACTACGGCGTAACTGCTGAGCCTGTGATTCAGGTATGTGATGCTACTACTGGCGATTTGGCAGTATTAGAGAGTAAGTTTTTTGAGCTGACTGAGGTTTCTACGCCGACCGCGCCGTCCGCAAACAAGGCTAGACTGTACCTTAAGGATAATGGCGGCGGAGTTACACAGCTTATGATGCTGTCTGCGACGGGAGCGGCTGTTCAGGTTGCAATCCAAGGACAGAAAGTAGCTCTTGATGGATCTGTTACTTGGGACCCCGGCTCAATTGCCAAGGGGGATATTGCTACAACTACACTTACTGTTACTGGCGCCGTTGTGGGTGACTTCTGCCTTGTGTCCGCTAGTATCGAAACACAGGAATTGGTACTCGATGCGCATGTGGGAGCTACTGATACTGTACACTTGGTATTACACAATGGTACCGCTGGAGCTGTGGATCTAGCATCTGCTACATACTACGTGAGAGTATTCCCGCGGTAATCAAGGAGAATGAAATGGCAGATGTAGTCTATCGCGGGAATCTTAAGGCATCATCCTTCCCACTACTTAGTGAGCTTTTCGGCCGCTCGATTATTGTAAAAGGACAGGATCAGAATTACATACAGCCACTGGCGGCTAAGGAGGTACTGGATGCTGTAACAGGAGTTCCGCAAATATACTATTGCCATAATGTTCTTCCTACCAATGAAGGATACAAGAGCGTAGGATATGTGGAGTTTACTGCGCCTGCATTTCCTAGTACATCTACATTCGGTGATGTGAATGTTATTCGCTCCGGCGATGGCAATTCCTGCCTAATGACAGTTGATTCTGTGGGGAATATCTACCTTATGCAGGTAGGATCTTCTAGCTGGGCCGCCCCGACAACAGGTATTCCAGCAGCCACAATCGCAGGTAGCCGAGTTACAATCGCTTATGTCTCAGGTATCTCCTACATCTATTTTGCGGGGGTGGGATGCTACATCTATGACTTTGGTACTGATGCGTTTGTTGCTGTCACTTTGGTTGGCCTAACTCCTGCAAATATAAATGGAGTAGTGGGCAATAGTGGATACCTAATTGCATATGACGATGAATCTATTGCATGGAGTTCTACTGTTGATCCTACACAATTCACTCCATCACTTACTACTGGTGCAGGTACAGGATCTGTGGAAGGACTCCGCGGCGCCATTGTCACCATCGAAGAAGTGTATGGTGGACTTGTGGTATTTGGGGATGACAATGCTGTAGCTGCTACATACAGCGGTAATCCACGGTATCCATATAACTTCACTGCAATTCAGGGATGCGGCGGATTGCAATCTGTAAGCTACACCACATCGGATACTGGATCTGGTACAATCTACGCATATACTAAGAGTGGATTGCAGGAGATCACACTCCGCTCCGCCAAAGTAGTATTCGCAGAATTGACTGATTTCCTCTCTGGATCTCTGTTCGAGGACTACGATGAGATAACTGACACTCTCTCAGTCACTGACGCTAGTAGCTCCGTAGTGGTAAAGAAGGTAGCTCTTATCGGTGACCGGTATGCAGTTATCTCCTACGGTATCGGTGAACTTACTCATGCGATGGTGTATGATCTGGCATTGAAGCAGTGGGGAAAGCTGAAGATTCCTCACACTGAGTGCTTTGAATTCATTGAATATCCAACCGCGGTTACTGAGTTACCAAAGAGAAACATTGCATTCATTGGCACTGGTGCATCAATCAATATTTGTAATACTGATATCGGCGCCGTTGAATCTAATGGAGTCATGATGGTAGGGAAGTTCCAGTTTGCGCGCTCCCGTTTCCTGCAACTGCAAGGTGTGGAATTCGAGAATGTAAACCAAGGAGATACATTTACATTGTTAAATCTCCCTTCACTTGATGGTAAGAATTTCGAGCCAGCACTTAGTGGATACTTGACCCACTCACAAGGTAAGTTAAGAGTGTACAGGTTCCATAATACTGCACTGAATCACACACTTGTTGCTAAAGGTGCATTCACTGCGATTTCAATCGTATTGACATTTAATGTAGCTGGAGGACGGTGAGATGTCATTACGGAATGAAGTCTCCCTGAATCTGGGATTGCCGGTAGCTACTGCTGTACAAGATCCTGAGTTAGCCATTGAGCTAAATAGATTGTATAATGCTATTAAGATTCTGGCGCGCGGGATGGATCTCAATACTGGTGCACTCGGCGAGGAAGATAAGTACTGGGCTGAGACGGGATCGCAGAGGTGTACCTTTGGAAATAATGCAGTATTGTACTTAGAGGCTGGCGAGGATCTAGCTTATGCTAGTCTTGTGGGAATTAAGAATGATGGAAAAGCATGGAAAGCAGATGACGGAGTTCTTCCTTGTATTGGATTTTGTAATGTCAAGGCTGGAACAACAGCAGGAGACTTCACAGAAGTCAGATGTCTCGGGATCTATCCACCTCTTCCTGCCGCAACTCTCACCCCAGGTAATTTCTACTACCTTTCCTCAACGGCGGGAGTAATAGGAAATTTCGCCTCCGCTCCTGCCTATAGACAGGTAGTTGGATTTGCTGTGTCAGATACAGTATTATTCTTTACCCCGCAATTCTAGCAGGAACACTACCCTCCTGCCCTCTCAGCCCCATACCGTAGAAAATCACATAACTAAATCTAGGAGTACAGATCATGGCAAATCCAGTTGTAGAGAATCTACAATTAGTCAATCTTCTCACAAATACGCTAGGTGGCTTGTTTGGATCCCCCGGATCTACGCAGACTACTACCAATACTGGAGGTACTACCTCTGAGACTAGGTCTGGTGGATCTCAGACACAGAGCGGCGGCGATTACACAATCACAGATAAGCTCAATATCTCCAAAGAAGGTATTGACCAGATGCTGCGTGAACTGATGGAAGATGATTCCACTGGATTCGCCCGCGTTGCAAGTGGCCAGAAACTTGCAGGACTGTATAATACCAGTTCAAGGCAGATGCTGTTGAATGACC